CCATACTCTTAGACCATTTGAGGTAAATTATGGGCGATGATGCGTTAGAAATTCCTGATGAACAATCAGCGGATGATGGAACTGAAGTTGAATTAGAATCCAAAGACGGCGATGTTACGCTTGAGGGTGATAAACAATCGGAAGATCCACCAGAATTTGAAGTAGTTCGGCAAGGAATTGACGGTTCGCAACCGACAACAAAGCGGCAATCTGGATTTCAAAAACGGATTGGTAAGTTAAATGCGCGAAATGTGGTAAGTGAGGAAAAAGCATCTGAAGCTTCAGCAGCGTTGATTTTGGAGCAAGAGAAAAACAAATTGTTAAGTCTTGCTCTTGACCAGCAAAATGAAGCGAAGGTTTTAAAAGCGCCTGATCCTGATGACTTTGATGAAGGTGTTTCGGATCGAAAATACATCGATGCAAACCGTGAATATAATCAAAGTTTTATTGCTTCAGAAGTTGAGAAGCACACAGCCAATATTTCAGCACAACAAAATAGTCAACCGGCGATAGATACCGAGCTTCGAACTAAGCAAGAGCAGCATTATGAAGCCGCTGCAAAATTAGGGGCTCGGGATTATGCAGATATCGAAGATAAGACGATTGAAATTCTTGGAAAAGAGACTGTTAATCATCTTATTAAAAACTCTGATAACTCACCGGCTGTTTTGTATTATTTGGGTAAGAACCCACATGAAGCTGAAGAAATCGCAGAACTTATCAAGACCAATCCAGTTAGAGCCACTTTGCAACTTGGGCGTCTTGAGGCTGAATTAAAAATTCGACCAAAAGGCAAAGATGAATCGGCCCCTAATCCGGACGACGAACTTGAAGGCGGGTCACCTTCTTCCACGGCTGTATTTGAGCGAAGGCTTGATAAGTTGAGGGAAAAGGCGGCATCAGGAAACCATCCAGAAGCAATGGGTCAAATCCTGAAGCTTAAAAGAGAAGAACGGGATAAAGGGGTTAGTACATAAAGGTGAAAACCAATGGCTAACGCATTTTCCAAAGAAGAAATCGTATTTTTTGAACAAGTATTGATGGGATTCGATCCCAACAATATCACGGCACGGCAAGTCTCGAAATTCATGCCACCGTCAACGGCGTTTGAACGCTCTGCATTGACTGTTCACCGTCCGGTTCCGTACATCTCCATTGAAAACGAAGGCTTGACGTTGGTTGATGCTGATTTTGGAGACACCACGCAGTTGACAGTTCCTTCAACGTTGAATGCGAATGATTCGGCACCGTCCGATATTAAGAACGTACCATTCAACATGAACGCTGTTGAATTGAATGATCCACTTCAGCGTGATCGAAAAGCCGAAAGTGCCGTACAAGCGTTGTCGGCTTTGGTCGATCGTGATATTGCAACAGAAGTTGCCAACAAAGGCACGTTATTCATTAAAGACGCTGCCAAGTTGACAACATACAGTCAGATTGCAGCCGCTGAAGAGCAAATGAGTATTCGTGATGTGCCTATTATGATGCCACGCACATTGATTATGAATCCGACGGATTATAACGGTGTTGCCGGTGATTTGGCCCAACGTGACGCGCCGCCTAAGGGTGTTTCTTTAACGGCGTTTGAACGGTCACGCATTCCAACTGTGGCCACCTTTGATTCATTCAAAGCAAATTTCATGCCCAATATCGCCGTTGCCGCTGGTTCGGGTTTTTTGGTGAACGGAAATCAAAAACATATTCCATTGGCTACTGATTCCAATGGTAATAATGTTGATAATCGCACGATGATTTTGAATGTTGATACCGGCACTGGTGCAGAAGTAGTGGGGGATGCCTTCACTATTGTCGGTATCAATGCTGTGTCGCACATCCATAAAAATGATACCGGCCAACTTCAGACTTTCCGAATTGTGGAAGTTTTGGCAGCTGGTACGCAATGGCGGATTAGTCCTGCAATTGTCACTAATAACACCACAGCGTCGCCCGCGCCTGGTCAAGCTGAAAAGGAATATACGAATTGTTCTGATGAAGCTAATAATAACGCGGCGATTACATTCCTTAATACAGGCGCATTACAACCGTCTAATATCTTCTTTGCTAACGGCGCTGTGGAAATTGTTCACGGTTCTCTGGCAACGATGGATCTTGATGGCGCTGGTGTTTCCACAATGCGGGAAGCCACCGATTCAGGTATCGAAATATTGTTTGCTAAAGGCTCTGATATTAAAGACCTTGGTACACAATATCGATTGACTCTTTGGGCTGCACCTAATGTTCTTATTCCGGATATGTGCGGCAATTTAGTCGGCACTGGATAATTATTTATATCTATTCTGGTAACTTGGGGAGATGGATTAAACCCTGTCTCCCCGCTCTTTATAAGGAATTATTATTATGGGAAAATCGTTTTTATATAAAGACGGTGAATCGAAATTGTTTCCAGAAGTGGAAATCAATCAAGCGCTTAATGACGGCTGGACTGACAATCCGGCCGGTAAACCACCTCAAGAACCTAGACCTGAATATCCGGAAGAGGTGGTAGTTCTTCAAGATATGTTGGAAAAATCTCAAGCAACGGTTGCTCAACAGCTTGTGGATATTGGGCAATTGCAACAAGAACTCGTCATGGAAAAAGAAGCGCGTAAAGGGAAGCGTGGAAAATAACCATGACCACCGGTACTGATATTATCAAGAGATCGCTTCAAAAAATAGGGGCGCATTCAGCTATTGCCCCGGCGTCTCCCGCTAGTATCGTGCTGGGAATGGAAATTTTGAATTCAATGCTCGAACTGTGGTTATCACGGAATATTCAAATTGGATTCACACCTTTAAAAGTACCAGGTGATGAGCTTAACGAGACGCCTGATTCTAAAAATGCTATTATTTCTAATTTGGCTCTTTCGCTAGCGCCGGATTTTGATAATGGAAAAAATGTTGTATCACGCGAATTGAAGATCAACGCTCATAATCAGTTTGATGAAATAAAACGGCTTTATCAAAAGATAATCATCCCGAATAAAGTGGTTTCGGGAACTTTACCAGTAGGTGCGGGTAATACACGTGGTGTCCAAAGAAAAACATTCTTTGGTGGAGGCGCTATATTAAATGACAAGAGTTGATTTTCCTTTAGGGATTGAAGGTTTAGAAGAATTGCCTAGAACTAGGCGATCTTTAGAAAATTGTTTCAATAACGGGGATGGTAAAATCATCGCGCGACCTGGGATTACTCAACTTAAAACAACCGGTTCTGTAGCGCGTGGACAGTTTGTATGGAATGACGCACTTTATCAGGTTGTCAGCGAACAATTAATCAAAATCACAAATGTCGTCACAGGTGCTTTCTCTGTGATAGGGACCATTGCTGGTTCATCTGTAATTGAGACCGCTATCGGTTTTAATGAAGCTGTAATTGTGGTGAGAAGCGGTAACATTTATACGCTCGATAAAACAGATACACTTGTGTTGATTTCCGGTAATGCTAATTTTGTGCCATCGGTTGATGTGACTCACATTGATGGGCGATTTGTTTATATTCCCGCAAGTGGAGATCCTGCATTTTTTTCAGACATTGGTGCGGCCGGCACTGTGCAAGCGTTAAGTTTTTTCGATGCTGAAGAATTACCCGATAAAAATAAAGTCGTCTTTAATTTTAAGAATACTTTGTACATCGGTGGTACGGATTCATTTGAACTTTTCCGTGATACTGGAGCCTCACCAAACCCGTTTACTCGGATTACAGGGGCTCGGATCACAAACGGATTCGTGGGAGGGTTAATTGAATACAACGAGACATTCCTATTCATTGGGCGAGAAAAGGATCAAGATTTTGGTATTTACGGTATAGGTCAAGGAACCGCGCCTAAAATATCAAACGAGGCAATTGATTTAATTCTTAACACTTACACACCGACTGAATTAGCTGATGCAACAGGTGCGCGTTTTAAATGGCGTGGAAATGATATTGCAACTTTCAAATTAGGACGTGATTCTTTTGGATTCTTTGCCGGCAATTGGCACAAATTAACCAGTATTGATAATGGTATTTCAAAACCTTGGGGCGGCGGGTTCATTAATCAATTCAACGGCGAATACTTTACAGCTTTTGAAGATAAAATAGGCAAGTTGACTAAGATCAACACAGATTACGGTCAACGAATTACTCACATTATAGACACAGCTTTTGAACAAGAGGATGATGATTTTTTTGCCGCTCAAAGTCTTGAGTTGGGAATAAGCCAAGGGTTTAATTCAGCTAAAGGATCAGTAGCATTACGTTTAAGCAACGATAATGTGATATTTGGACCGCCTGTTTATCGTAATCTTGGCGTAATCGGTGAATATAGAAATAAACTGGTGTGGAATGAAGCCGGAGGGCTTGGAAGCTATGACGGTTTCATGGGTATCCGGATTTATACGACTGAAGATGTTCTTTTCAACGCAAACCATTTAATTGTGAATTTCCGATGACAGATGAAATTGTATCAAAACCAGATGCAGGTGTTGTTCTCATTGATGGTGATGGGAAAGCTTCTGATGTTTTACAAATACATTTGGATGATTTAACGCTTAAGTTAAATGAAATTGTCGGTGCGTAAGTGTTAAGAATTAAATCAATTGCCTCGTTTGATATTTTAGGCGCGGTTCCTTGACCTATACCGTAAATACCAAAATCTTGATCCTTTTCTCGCCCAATGAATAGGAATGTCTCGTTGTATTCAATTAACCCT